GTGGAAGCGGCGGGCCGGCAAGGGGCAGCGGGCCTGGCTCCGCTCGAAAACCGGGCGGGCACTGCAGCAACGGCCATGTCGCGCGCAGAGCGCTCGATGGTGGGCAGCATCGAGCGCGCCACCGCAGCAATGCGCTCCGGCGGGAAGGCTGGCGCTGATTACTACGAGATGCTGGCCAAGCAGCGCGGCCTTTCGGGGGACGTGCTCACTCCCTACATCAATCAATTGCGCCAGGCGGAGGCGGCACAAAAGCGTCTGAACCAATCCGGTGAATCTGCGATGAGTGACCGCGCGAGGACAGCCGCCCTCCGCGGCGTCCCTGCGCAATTCACGGACATTCTTGTGTCCCTCCAAGGGGGGCAAAATCCGCTGACAGTGCTGCTGCAGCAAGGCGGCCAGCTCAAGGATATGTTTGGTGGGGCCGGTGAGGCGGCAAAGGCTCTGAGTGGTTATGTTCTTGGCCTTGTGAATCCATTTACGTTGGCTGCCGCGGCCGCCGGTGCTCTGGCATATGGCTACTACTCAGGTGCTAAAGAGGCGCACGCTTTTTTAGTGATGCTGCAGCAGACTGGGAATCAAGCTGGAGCAAGCACGCAGCAGCTTGTTGATATGTCGGCTGCTATGGACGACTTAGCCGGCATAACTCAAGCTAAAGCGGCGGAGGCACTGCTAGTTTTTGCATCCGCCTCTGGGGTCGGCGTCGAGCGGCTTCAACGGTACACAGTTACTGCAATTGGCTGGGAGCGGGCAACTGGACAATCCATCGAGTCCGTGGCCAAGGAGTTTCAGAAGCTAGGAGATGATCCGGTTAAAGCGGTCTTGGACCTCAACAAGCAAATGGGGTTTTTGACTTCGACCACATTCGAGCAGATCAAGTCTTTGCAAGAGGTTGGAAGAGAGACCGATGCTGCTCGTGTTGCCCAAGACGCTTATGAATCGGCAATAGCTACGGCGACCAATACGATTTCTGCAAACCTCGGCATTGTGGAGAGGGCTTGGATTTCTATACGGGATGTCGGGGCTGAGGTAATCGACATGCTTAAATCCATCGGCCGCCAAGAGGGGATGCATGCGGTTGTGGATCGGCTGCAAAAGGAACTCGCAGATAAGGAGCAGCAAGGTCCAAAGAACGACCTCCCTGGAGTTGTTGGAAGCTGGGAAAAGGGTAAGCGCGCTTTGGCTGAGCGTCTTGAAAATGCGAAGGGAATGCTCGGCTTAGTTGATTCCGTCGGGAAGGCAGTGAAAGACGCCCAAGATCGCGAGAAAGCACAGATCGATCTGAGTGTTGAGGCTTCCAAGTACTACGACAAAGCAACTCAGAGACGACTTGCACTTGCTGCAGCTGAAGCAAAGTATGGGGAGGCTTCTAAGACCAGCGCCGAGGCAGCCAAGCAATACAAGATGGTCATTGCAGGCATTGAAGAGAAGTACAAAGAGAAGGGCGGCAGCACCTCTGTTGGCAGCCGCCGGCTCGACCTCTCCGAAATCCAGAACGCCGCCCGCGAAGAGGTGGCGATCCTCGACCAGAAGCAACGCGCATTGGACCTGAGCCGGCAGGCCGGCTTGATGGCCGAGCAGACTTACTACACCCAGAAGCGTGCGCTGGTGGTCGAGTCCGGCGAAGTGGAAGAGCGTGCATTGCGCGAGCAGATTGCTCGGCTGGAGTCAGAAAAGGCCAAGGGTGCCGAGGCGCTCCAGGTGCAGAAGCAGCTCAGCGACACCAAAGCAAAGCTGGCGCTGAAAGAGGTGGAGGTCAAGAACAAGGTCAACGCGGTGGACCAAGACGCAGCGCTTGCTGCTGAACGGCAGAAAAACGCCCTGGATGCCCTCACGGCGACGCACCAGCGTTACCTGGCCCAGCTGGACCAGCAGCAGGAGCGCACGATCTCCACCGCGTGGATGGGTGACAAAGCAGGTGGGAGCTCGGTGCCGGCCAAGCGTGGCAGAACTACGCGGACCAGGCCGCCAATGTGGCAGGGCAGACCGCCAACTTGTTCACCAGTGCTTTCCAAGGCATGGAGGATGCCCTGACGAACTTCGTCATGACCGGGAAGCTGGATTTCAAGTCATTGGCCAATTCCATTATTTCGGACCTGGTGCGCATGCAGATACGAGCGGCAATGGTAGGCAATGGAGCTTCTGGAGGGGGCATCTTGGGCTCCTTGTTTGGCGGCGTGGTCAGCATGTTCGGCGGTGGCGCCGGCTCTCTGGCCAGCAGTGGAACGACCGTTGGCGGCGTGGATGCCATGAACGGCTATGCCTTTGGTGGCTACACCGGCGACGGCGGCAAGTACGAGCCTGCAGGCGTGGTGCACCGCGGGGAATATGTCATCAACGCAGAGAGCACCAAACGCATTGGCCTTGGCATGCTGAACCGCATGAACGGCTATGCCAATGGTGGTTTGGTGGGTGGAGCTGCGGCGGCGGCAGGCAGCGTTGGCGACATCAAGGTGGAGCTCATCAACAGCGGCCAGCCTCTACAAGTTGAGCGAACAGAGGCGACGCAAGGGCCAGATGGGCAAGTGTTGCTGAAGGCGTTTTTGAAGCAAGCCCAGGATGGCGCGGTGAATGAAGTCGCCAGCCAGGTTGCCGGGGGTTATGGGCGCGTGTCTCAAGCGCTTCAACAGCGAGAGCGTATGAGGGGGTGAATATGGCAGATTTGCCGAGCTATGTTCGGTTACTCAGAGACGGCGCCGGGGTTCAGTTTGACCCCGGCGTTCTTGCTTCTGAGATGGAGCGGGGCCTGGATAAAACCCGGATTACGCAAAGCAGAGTGGTCGTCAAAGTGGCGGCCACTTTGTATTTCAGGACCCGTAAGGACTCTCTGAGCTTCGAGGACTGGTACTTCAACACCATCAAGCGCATCGGCTGGTTTAACTGGCGTGACAAGCGCTCTGGCACTGTTCGGTCCGTGCGATTCAAGGGCGGTGACATCGGGACCCTGGAGCCTTTGTCTGCCGGGTTCGGCCACTCCAAACGATCCGTCCCCCTGGAGTACCTGCGATGACTGACTTCCGCACGCGCAACCAGCGCATTACCGATGACGTGGGATGCATTCAGCTGCTGGAGGTAACGAACCCCAGCTTCTCCGACTCGATGCTGATCTGCAATGACGTTCAGGACTTTGTGAGCCAGGGCAAGACCTATCTCGGCGTGCCCTTTGGCTTCGCGCTGCCTGATGACGTTTCGGGCCAAGCACCGAGGATGCAGCTGGCAATGGACAACGTGGGCCGCGGCGTCAGCGATGAGCTGGAGCGCCGTCAGCCCGGCACCACCACCATGGCCAAGCTGATCGTGGTGGGCCGCGATACGCCCGACCGGCATGAGCATGTGTTTTGGCTGCCCATGTCCAGCGTCAGCATCAGCGGCGCCAGTGCCCAGGCCAGCTGCAGCGTGGGCGAAGTCACGAGCCAGTCTGCCTGCAAGCAGATGGCTACGCCTTTCACCTTGCCGGGGATCTTCTGATGAAAAAGATCGTGAAACGCTCTGTTGGCGCGTCGGCAACTGGGGCTGGTGACATGCCTGAATCGTTGCAGCTCTTATGCGATAGCTGCACTTCCTCTCGCATTGGCGTGTTTCCTGATGTGTTGCGGATGCCGAATTCAGTAGAGGTAAAGCCTAAATATTTTGTTTGGGAAGTCCAAGACCAACTTCCCTGTTTTGAGGGTGAGCATCCCAATGATTAACGGGTATTTGCGTCCATTTTCTGCCAGCGGTGTGGCAAATACATTGGTATCGACAAGCCGGGCTATATCCGGGAACCAGATATGTGCGTCGTGCCAAGTCGTTAATGCACTCGATGTAGCGCCACGCAAAACGCTTGATCCTAACGTGGGGCAACCCGCATGAGTAATCAAATCTGCATCTGCATAGTTGTAGTCGGCTCCGGTATCAATAAGCGCGTAAATGATTTTCGGCGGGCGTTTGAACGATTGAGGAACTCCGGTGCTACGGGCCTTCGCAATAGTCTCCGGCTCATATATCAGCGCAGCCTTGATTACTGGCGCTCCATCATCTGGAGAGTCGCTCACGCTTCCGTCCTCACGCATGAATTGCACGGGAATAAATTTTTCGGGTCGAGGGGGAGCAAATGTCATCTGCATTCCTGATGGATTTGGAAAAACTGGTGGGCATTCCCTATGACGCCCGCCGCATGGATTGCGCTGATCTTGCCATGCAGGTGCAGCAGCAGGTGTTTGGCCGTGCGGTGCTGCTGCCAGGCCGCCGGCCGCGCCCGCTAGACAGCGCTGCCCAGGCGAGGGAGATCGCCGCCATGAGCGCCCAGCTGGCAGACCCGGTGGCGCGCCCTCAGGACGGCGATGCCGTGCT